AGTCTTAAAGATGCAGTAGCCCAGGTGTTTGGCTGGGATCGTATGATGCTAGAAGGTCGCACAAAACAAGCACGTGAATGGCGTGAACAAGTGGATCCATGGTGGGCAGAACGTTTAGACATGCCCAATCTTACTCCTCGTTGGATTTTACAATACTGGGGCACTGAAGTTTGTAGGAAAGGATTCCATGATGACATCTGGATTGCCAGTTTGGAAAACAAACTTCGCAACAGCCGGGATGACATTGTTATCAGTGATTGTCGTTTTCCTAACGAAATTAAATCAATTAAAAATGCTGGCGGTATGGTTCTTCGGGTTGTCAGAGGCCCAGAGCCTGTGTGGTATGATTTTGCACTGGCTGTTAATACCGGAACAGATCCATCAGCACAACGTTTTTTAAGTAGATACAGTATACATGCTAGCGAAACGGCATGGGTTGGTACTAAATTTGATGCAGTTATGGATAATAACAGCAGTATCGATGATTTGTATGCCCAAGTACAAACACTTATAAATCCGGAACAAGGTCTCCCTGCCTCCAGCGAACACCCTCTTTATGCAGGACTCGCTGGCAATTAGCACACACAGTTTTTAAATTGGCATGGCGACAATTGTTTAAATCGCCGTCCACATGAAACACATTAAACACTTCTTTGTGGAGAGATCTTACTCCACATTTGTCGCAGGTATTTTTCATAGTATAGCCAGCACTTGCCCATCTGGGCAATTTTACACCCCGTAAACAACTACCACAAACTGATCTATAAAAAGGTTTGCCTTTTTTATAATAGTTGATGGCAACAGGGTTGCGTCCGCATGTACATAAAGGTCTCATATTTTATTTAAGCCTTTTCTCGGCCTTTTCTCGGCTTATAACGAGTATAAAAAACCAAAATGCCATAAATACATTAAGAACATGTACTCATGGAGATAACACAATGGCTCAATTAAGTTCACCAGGAATTAGCGTAACAGTAGTAGACGAATCGTTTTACACACCGGCAGCACCGGGTACCGTACCGTTAATTATCGTTGCTAGTCAACAAGACAAAATGAATAGTGCTGGAACAGGCACTGCACCAGGAACATTGGCAGCAAACGCAGGTAAAGTATACTTGCTAACCAGCCAAGCAGATTTAGGCTCTACTTTTGGTGTGCCTTATTTTGAAACTGATGCAAGTAATAATCCTGTAAATGCAGGAGAAATAAACGAATACGGTTTACAAGCCGCTTACAGCTTCCTAGGAGTTAGTAACCGTGCGTATGTAGTACGTGCAGACTTGGATACTAGCCAGTTGATGGGCATGGCAGACGCTCCAACTGCGCCCCCAGCAGATGGTACATATTGGTTTGACCTTGCAGATACACAATTTGGTATTTTCCAATGGAACGGTTCAGCCGCAACAACAACCGGTGGACAGTTGTTCCAAAATCAAGGTTCAATTAACAACTTATCATACATTACCAGTGCTAGTTTGTTAACCAGCGATGGTAACTACACTCCATTATCTAGTTTTGGTTCATTAGGCGATTACGCACTAACAGGCGATACAACTGGTACTACAACACTAATCAAGTTGTTCTTTAAAAAGTTCCAAACAGATACAGCCGCAGGTTCATGGGTAGAAGTAGGAAGTGCAAACTGGGTCAAGAGCTGGCCAACTGTAAAAGCAACGGCTGCTCCAAGTTCAATTTCAAGCAGTGATACACTGATTATCAACGGTACAACTGTTACTGGTGCAACCACTGTATCGGCATTAGCAACTGCAATTAACACAGCCGCAATTACTGGCATCACAGCCGCAGTAGTTAACGGTTACTTAGAAATTTATTCAAACGGTACTTGTACATATCAAACATACCAAACAGGTAGTATTACATTAGCTGGTACGCTAACAGCCGCAACAGTGTCATCAAGTACATTGGGTATCATCGGTACACAACTTGCTGGCGGTGGACATTATCTATGCCCACAGTTTACATCTTCTGCACACTATAGTGTTCCTTTGTATGGAACTTATGACCAAACTGGATATACTAACGGTGCTCCAACTGGTAGCTTATGGATTAAAACAACTCCAGTAAACTTGGGTGCTAGCTGGTTTATTAAGAAATATAATGCTGACACAATGTCTTGGATTCAACAGCCAGTACAATTGTTTGCTAACGGACATTCAGCGTTGGCAACATTAGATCCAACTGGTGGCGGTATTAACTTGGCACTAGGAACAACCTATGTTAAGTATAACGACAGCGAAAGCTCACCGGCATTGGGAAGATTTAAAATTTACACACGTAATAGTGCAGGTGCTACAAACCTTGTATCTAACGTGATTAGCAACACTACATTTGATACCAGCCCATTAACAGCAGTTGGTACAGGTTGGATTGGCGGTGCAGTGGCCAGTGCAACTGGTATTATTTCAAATGGTTCTGGTAGCAGTGCTGGTCTAGTGTTTACACCAACAGGTACAGTTACTGGTACATTTGCAGTAGGTATGCATATTACTGGAACAGGTACATCGAGTTCAACTATCACAACACTAAACTCAGCAACATTTACTAGTACTATTGCTACTACAACAATGACTGTTAGTGCTATATCAAACGGTGCAATTACTCCAGGTATGGTATTAAGTGGTGGTTCGGTAACAGCAGGTAGCTATGTTACAACTCAGTTAACAGCTACAAATACTGCAACAGCAACTACTACAGCAACAGCAGGTAGTGGTGTAAGCACAATTACAGTAGCAAGTGCAACTGGCATTGTTGCTGGACAATTGGTTACAGCCGCTGGTATTCCTAACGGTACATTTGTTGGTTCAGGTTATGTAGCACTTTCAACTAGTGTTCCATTGGTCAATGCTTATGGTGTGTCTGTTAACACAAGCGGTTCATTAAGCACAACAGCAATTAACTTCTACACAGCAGGATTACAAGGTACATACACATTGAGTGCAAGCTCAACTGGTACTCCTACAACTGGTACAAGTTTCAGCGTAAGTGCAAGCCAACTAGTAGCAAGCACAACAATTACTGGTACAGCTAATGGTACAACATTAACTATTACTGGTGTAACTAGCGGTGCGTACACTCCGGGAATGGTATTAACTGGCACTGGAATCACAGCTGGTACTACTATTCAGTCAGTTATTTCAGCACCAAGTGGCGGTGTTGGCACATATACAGTTAGCACTAGTCAGTGGGTAAATTATTCCACAGCAATTACTGGTACAGATACTAGTGAGTCCTATGCTTTCCAAGTACAGTACAGTCAAGTTGGTAGTTCAGCACTGACCAATTTAGTCACTGTTAACTTTAAAGCAGTTGGAAATGCACTTACAGATGCCAATGCAATCCTAACAGCATTTACCAGCGTTGTAACTGATAACAATATTCAAGCAACACTAACAGGTACTAGTTTATCACCAACAATTACAATCACACATGCGGTTGGTGGTGACATACGTTTTGTAGACGGTTTAAATACTCCGTTAGCTTCGTTGTTTAGCACAAGCACTACAACTAACTGGTCATTGGCTCCAAACGGTGTGTCAACACAATATGTTGCTTCACAATGGACTCCAACAGTTGGCGGAAGCGCATTTGCTCCAGCAAGTTTAACTGCACCAACTACAACTCCAGCAGATGGTACACTATGGTACAACACAGACATTACTGATGTTGACATTATGGTTAATAACGGTAGTGCATGGGTTGGTTATCTAAACTATACACAAAACCAAGTGGGCGGCGATACTACAGATCCAAATGGACCACAAGTTAGTGCTACTCGTCCAACTACACAAAGCGATGGTACTCCATTAGCTAACGGTGATATTTGGGTTAGCACAGACGATTTGGAAGCATTTCCAGCAATTTACAAGTATAACTACTTGACTAAAAAGTGGGTACTAATCAACAATGCAGACCAAGAAACTGGTGCTGGTGTTGTATTCCACGATGCACGTTGGGGTATTGAAAGTGCGGCAACAGCCCAAACAGGTTCAGTTGCTATGGCTTCAATCACTTCATTGTTAGCTAGTAACTATGTAGACTTTGATGCTCCAGATCCAGCACTATATCCAAAAGGCATATTGTTATGGAATCTACGTCGTTCAGGATTTAACGTTAAGAAATATCACAAGAACTATGTTAATACACAAGCATATAACACACGTTATCAAAATACATTGATGAGTTACTATGCACCAGATCGTTGGGTCAGCGAAGCTCCAAACAATCTAGATGGTTCAGGATCATTTGGACGTAAAGCTCAACGTGCTGTAGTATTAAAAGCATTGAACGCAACAATCCAAAGCAATCAAGGTATTCGTCAACCAGACACAGTTATTTTTAACTTGTTAAGTTGCCCAGGATACTTGGAAGTTACAAGTGAACTAGTTGGGTTGAATACAGACAATGGACAAACAGCATTTATTGTTGCTGATGCTCCAGCTCGTTTAACACCAGATGCTACAACACTAAGCAACTGGGGTAATAATACAGCAGGCGCGGCAGTTGACGGTGAAGACGGTCTAATTGAAAATAGCGCATATAGTGCAGTATACTATCCTTGGGCTTATACAACTGACTTGATGGGTAATAACATTGTTGTTCCTCCAAGCCACATTATGTTACGTACAATCGCCCTAAGCGACAACGTTTCTTATCCATGGTTTGCACCAGCTGGTGTACGTCGTGGCGGTGTAACCAACGCAAGTAGTGTAGGTTATGTTGATGCACAAAGTGGAGAATTCCATACTGTAGCATTGAACATTGGTCAACGTGACACACTAGCGGCAGTTCATGTAAACCCAATTACATACATTGCTGGTACAGGTCTAGTTGCTTATGGACAGAAGACACGTCAGTTAATTGCAAGTAGTTTAGATCGCATTAACGTAGCACGTTTAGTAATTTACTTACGTTATCAATTGAACCAGTTGGCTAAGCCATTTGTGTTTGAACCAAACGATACAATTACACGTAACGAAATTAAACAACAAGTTGAAAAACTATTGTTAGAATTAACAGCGCAACGTGCCTTGTATGATTATCTTGTAGTGTGCGATGGAAGCAACAACACACCAGCAAGAATTGACAGGAACGAACTTTATGTTGATATAGCCATTGAGCCAGTAAAAGCAGTGGAATTCATCTATATTCCAGTCCGCTTAGAAAACACTGGCGGAATCAAAGGCTTGGCCAAATAATTAGGAGACTCTAAATGTCAATCGCAGCTTTATCAAATTTCACAGTACCATTAGCATCAGACCAAAGCGCAAGTTCGCAAGGTATGTTGATGCCAAAATTAAAGTACAGATTCCGTCTGAACTTTGAAAACTTTGGCGTGAGTACTCCAACAACTGAACTTACAAAACAAGTTCAAGACGTTGCTCGTCCTCAGGTTAAATTTACCGACCAAGTTATTGAAATTTACAACAGTAAAATTCACTATGCCGGCAAACCAGCATGGGAACCAATTCCAGTTAAATTGCGTGACGATGTTACTGGTGCAGTTACCAAGCTGATCGGCGAACAAAATCAGAAACAGTTTGACTTCTTTGAACAAAGTTCAGCAGCTTCAGGCGGCGACTATAAGTTCTTAATGCGTATCGAAATGCTAGATGGCGGAAACGGCGCTGAAACAGTTAACGTGTTAGAAACATGGGAATTATATGGTTGCTACTTACAAGAAACTAACTACGAAGCTCTAAAGTATGCTGGTGCAGACGTTCAAATGATTACCTTAGGTATTCAATATGATAATGCACAGCAAATTATCCCAGCTGGTGGCATG